CGCCAGTTGCGACGGTGGCAGCACTAGACGCACTGTATCGATCGAAACGCGCGCCTCAGACAGCCAGCGTTCGGTCACGGCACGCCCCTCGGAGCGCGTCATGGCCAAGGGGATCTCGGATGTCGACACTGCATGCGTTGCATCGTCAGGTAGGACTGCCTCTTCGGCCACCACGTCGAAATCGCTATCCGCCTCGACAAAACGCAGGCGCACGCGCCCAGCGATCTCCGCGGCTCCGGCGCGTGTTTCCTCCAGGCGAGTGCCCAATTCGCCGTCACGCACCAAAAGGTCCATCCCGATCTGTGCATTCACCAGACCATCGCGCATCCGAAAGGTCAGAACACCGTCGCGCTCGATCGCATCAAAACCATATCGCAGCATCAGAGGCTGCAACGCCGATCGCGCCTCACTGACGCGATCAACGGAATAGCCGCTGACATATCCGAACAATCGTGACGTATCGACATGCTCCAGCCCGGCGCGCGCCGTGATCTCCTGCACAATGGACGCCAGTGATCGCGCGGCAGTACGCCCCGTGATCCAATGTCCGCGCATATAGTTCTGTCCGTCCTCCCACTGAGTGCGGTTGTTCGGAAAAAACGGAAACGGACGGGCATCCCAGGCCCAGACATAAGCCCGGTCAATATCTATCATCTGCCCGTTATATTCGGCCGAGATAGGATTGTGCGCGGGGTCGGTCCAATAGCTGCGCATCGCCCTAAGATACTGGCGTTGAATCAGATCATCACGCTGACCGTTCGAAAATTTAGGCAATGCGGATTCGGACGATTTAGCATCGACGAATTTGTTGGGCTCGTTCGTGCCCTTATCGATCGCGGCGCATCCGATCTCCGTAAAGCGGATTGGCTTGGATGCGGGCACCCAAGCGCTTGGCTCTGCCGCGCGTTTGCCATCCACCCGGTCGTGATGCCCGTTCTGCCACCAGTTGCGAATATCCTTATAGCGCCAGATCCAAGGTTCCCCGTATTCCTCATCAGTGATGGGCGTGCGAATTTGCGCGGCGGTCGCTTCGGGCGAGTGGTAGTACCAATCATAGCCCTCACCGCCTTCGATATTGGCCTTGAGATAGTCCAGATTGTAGATCGACCCCCACTCGGTATCCTTGTGGTCCTGCCCATCGCGCCAATCCGACAGCGGCATATAGTTATCGATTCCGATGAAATCGATATTCGGATCCGCCCAAAGCGGATCGAGGTGGAAATACCGGTCGCCACTGCCATCTTGGGGCTGATATCCAAAGTATTCGGACCAATCCGCTGCGTAGCCGATCTTGACCGCCGGCCCTAGCAACAGACGCACCTCAGCGGCGAGCGCGATCAGCGCATCCACTGCTGGAAAGCGGCCATTCGCCCCGCGCAGCTGCGTCAGCCCGCGCATTTCCGAACCGATGCAGAAGCTTTCGACGCCGCCTGCCTTCGCGCACAGTATCGCGTTATGCAGGATGAACCGTCGATAGCTCCACTCATCGGGTCCCGTATAGAAGACCGAGGGGAGCGCAACTGGCTGAACGAGCTTCAGCAGGTCGAAATAATCGTTCTCAGTCGACTCTCTGACTGGCGGCGGCCCTACGGGGGCCTCCGGGATTGGCGGTGTCAGACTGAAATCCGATGCGCGCGCCGTACCAAAAAAGGTGGCGACCTCTGCGTCAGTTGCTGCTGTCCTGTCTGGGCTACCGGATATCCCCGGCACCTTGGACGAGGTAATACGCCCACGCCATGGCAGGGGCGGCTGGCCGATCCCGTCGCTATAGGGATCGGGAAGGGTGTTGCCTGCGACTTGGTCCATCAGGATGAAGGGATAGAACATGACATCCTGACCCGCGCTTTTCAGCGCGGCAATCGCCTCCAGCACGGACACGTCCGTGGGCGTCCCGCCATAGATCGGACTACCACTGCTCGTCTGCGGCACCATCTGCGCGGTCTGGCGCGTCAGGCCGGTGACAGCCCAAGGCATATTGCGCGCATCATACTGCTTTTGCTCGACCTTGGGCCGCAGGCTGCACGAGCCGCAGCGTAGATCATTGCCAAACCAGCTGACCACCAATGAGGTGCTGCCACACCGCGGCAGCTCGCCCGTCAGCGCGTCCAGCGATGTCGCGAGGTCCGACTTGCCCGAGGGCGTGTTTATATTGGCAACAGCCGATGCGCCAACCCCGTAATTCATTGTGACCGGCGTCGTTGCGAGTGCATATTCCCCGCTCCCCGGTAGAAGCGCCACCGCGCGCACGCCGCGCGCAGGGTCGAGCTCGGCGCCCTCTTCGCTCGCTTGCGAGGGACGCGTGACCTCGAATGAAAACTGCGGCACGCGGTTGCCAAACTGGCCCAGCTCCAGGTCTTCGATCACTACATAGGCCGTGCCGCGATAGGCAGGCACGGTACCATATCCTTCGACCGCCTCGATCTTGGGATCGGGCAGCTGGTCGCGCGTGCCCGTGTATACACGCATTGAGATGGAACTACGCGCGATTTCGCTGCCGTCGGCCCAGATGCGCCCGACATGACTGATCTCGCCCTCGCAGAGCGCCACAGCCACGCTGACAGAATAGCTGTATTGGCGCACCTTGGGTGCGCTCGGCGCACCCTTGCCGCCACCGCCACCGCCGCTCACGTTGACCACTTCGCGAAACTCTGTCGCCCAGATCACTTGGCCGGCCACGCGCATGCGGCCATAGACCTGCGCGATGGCATCGCCTTCGCCCGATCCGGTCAGGCGCAGTCGACTGGCACGCCCCGTCTCGACGATATCCGATCCCTGGCCCAGCAAACGCTGATCGATCGAACGACCGATGACGCCCCCTGCAAAGCGTCCTACGGCTGCCATCGACAGGCCCAGAACGGTGCCGCCCACCGATCCGCCGATTGCCGCGCCAGCGGCTGAAAGTAGAATGGTCGCCATCAGATATGCTCCTCCGGAAATGTGAAACGGGCCACGATGCGCCGCCGCCAAGGCTGGCTCAGCGGGCTTTCGACCACCGCATGGCCGGAATAGGCATGGATAAAGGACGCATCGGCACCGACGCGCCCCGCAATCCCAAGATGCTTGGCCACGGCCCCATCGCGCATGCGAAAGAGCAGGACATCACCTGGCATCTCATCCGCGGCTGTCTTGGGCAGCAAATGCCGCTGCGCCGCCTCCCACAAAGCCTCGACGCGCGCAGGCTCCGACCAGTCCATCGAATAGGCAGGCGGCGTTTCGGGCTCGGATCCCAGCACCTCGCGCCAAACCCCGCGCAGCAGCCCGAGGCAGTCAGTGCCCGCGCCCTTGCATGAGGCCTGATGCAGATACGGCGTGCCGATCCAACCGCGGGCCGCCAGTACGATTGCGTCACGTGATGTTCCGCTCATCGTCGGCTCCCTCCGTCCAGACTGCTTGTCCTTGACGGATCGCTGATTGACCAATCATCGCCTGGAATGTCGGGAAATCCCTGAAAGTTGTAAAAGTTCTGGAACTTCAGACGGCACGTCACCGCCCGCTTGTCGCAGCCCGCCTCGAGGCGCAGCAGGTCGTCGGCGCGCACATCGGCACGCAGCGGATGCCACAGCTCGATCACGCGCTGCCCGCCCTCTATGGCATCCCTTTTGATCAACCCATGCAGGCCCTTGGCCGGACCCTTCAATACGGCCAGGCGCCCATGCTGAAACCACCCCGCATTGAACCCACCAATGGGATCAAAGCGAAACACACGCCGATCAACAATCTCACGCGCCATCTCATCGCTGGTATAGCCCAGCGCGCTTGTGTCGAACCTGCAGGCACCATCCCCCAAAACAGCCGAGCATGGCCTTTGATAGACCCGCCCCAACGGCCGGTTCAGTGCCTCGGTCAAGCCACGCAGTTCCGCGTCAAATGCACCGCCGGAGCGGCGCAATTCACCGATCGTGCCGCGAAACTGAAGATGGCGCTGGCTGACATCCTGCCAATTGACCAGCCAAGCCTTGATCTCGGCGCCATCATAGCGGCCCGCCTCGATATCTTCCTCGCTGATCGACGCATCGCTCAGCGCGCCGAGTGCTTCGGTATTGTCTACCGATAGGCCCGTCGTCTGCTGAATGGCCAGCGCACTGAGCCCGGTATCAGCGCGGAATGTCAGACCATCAAAATAAAGAGGCCCGTCATGATCGGTAAAGCCCAGCACTGTGCCATCCTTGCGCGTCAGCGCCCAGGCACGGCACGTGCTGGTGATCCCGGTCCGCAGATGGGCGTCCAGCCCCGCGTTCATCCCGCTCATAACCTTATCTCCACCACCGGCACGTTTGGTGCGTCACCGGCCTGAAAACTGGCGACGCTCACCATGATCCGGTCGGTGTCGAACCGCACCGGAACGTCGAATTCAAACCCGGCTGTTACGGCATCACCCGCATTGGGCGGATGCAGAAAGGTCACGATGCCGGTCGTGTAATCCACCGTGTAATGAACCGCCTCCTGCTGCTCATCCCTGCCTAGACCGATGCGCACAGAGCCGCGCACAGGCTTGATTACCGGGCGCGCATACTCATACTCGCCAGACCGATAGGTCTTGGTTAGTTGAAAGGTGGGCGTCTCATCGTCGCCTCGGGCGATCAGCTGATCGTCATAGGCCGGCTCCATCAGTGCGCCGCCCGATTTATAGTCGGCCCAGTCCTTCCAGCGAAATCCATGGATCTGCCCGCGCCGCGCCTCGAAAAAAGCAATCAGCTTTTCGATATCATCCAGACCGCGCATGGCGATGCCCGCGTCATACCGTCGGCGCGAATGCTGCCATGGCGTATTGCGTTCTTCAAAACCGTTGGCCAGCGTCACGACATCCGTCATGCGCTCAGGGCCGCCGACCGAGCCAAAGCTGAGGTTGGCCGGAAATCTAACTTCGTGAAAAACCATCATCTTGCTCCCTTACCGATTGCGCTGCCCGCGCCCGATGGCCCGGCTCAGCTGCGCTGCGATCTGCCCTTGGCTGCGGCGAAATCCTTCGGAATCCGGTGTCGTGATGTTCATCACCACGTTCACCGCGCCGCCGTTGCCCCCGCCGCGCACGCCCAGCTTGCCATCAGGGCCGCGCGCCAGCGGCATGATCGCCTCGGGCCCGGCCTCGCCCATCAGGCCAGTGCCACCCCGCATGGGAAAGGTCACGGGCCCGCTGACGATCCCGCCTGTCACGAAGGGCTGCACCCGCCCTTGGGCAAAGCTGCCGCCCTTCTCGAACGGCATCAGCCCGCCCAGAATATTGCCTACACCGCTCGAAAGGAGGCTCCCCACGTGGTCGCTCACAGGCTTCACGGCGGCGTTGAAGGCGGTGTTGATCATAGACGTGGCCAGCGTGCGCAGCGACGTAGACAAACTGTCGCCATCCACCACGGCGCCTTTGATCGCACGGCTTAGTCCCCGGCTGATCCCGCGATCCAGTGTCGCGACATCCTGCCCGGTCCGCTCGAACGTACCGCGCACGCGCGCCAGCTCAGCGTTAAAGGCGGCGGCCATGTCAGTCGCGGCTCCGAGCGAGCCGTCCAGCGCCTCGATCTGCGCATCCAGCGCGCCGAAATCTTCTGTCTCATCCATCGTCGTTCGCTCCTCGCGTATCGGGATAGGCCTGCATCAATGCGTCGAGCCCTCCGCGCCCCAGCGCCGCAGCCCCCCGCGCCTCGCCCAGCATCACGCGCAGCTCGGCAGGGGTCAGCGCCCAGAATTCGGCAGGCTTCAGCCCCAGGCCGCGCAGGCCCGCCTGCATCAGCCCTGGCCAGTCAAAGCCGCTCATCGGTCCTCGGGCAGAGTGAACGCCCGCGCCAACAGCTCTGCCGCCGCGCGGGCCGCTGCCAGCGGCCCGCCTTCGATATCGGCGGCCACTAAATCGCGTGTGCCGCCCTGCCAGCCGCCGCCGCGCAAGCCCGCAACGATCAGGGCCAGCACGTCGCGGGTCGAAAACGCACCCGTCTCGAATCGTTCGACCAAATCGACCAGCGACCCGGCGGCCAGACCGGCCTCCAGCTCTGCCAACGCCCCCAAAGTCAGCTTCAGCACGCGCCTCTCACCGTCTATGACCAGTGCCACCTCACCTGCCCAAGGGTTTGCCATCTCAGATCGCCGTGAAGATCATGCGGCCCGCCGACGCCAACGACAGCTCGTAGGTCGCCTCGCCATCATGAGTCCCAGAGTACTCGATCGAGGTCACTTGAAACGGACCCTCGACGATGCCGAAATCGGGGATCACCACCTGGAAATCGGGCGTTTCGCCGTCGAAGAAGATCTGCCGCGTCCGCTCGTCTGAATCCGCGTCGCGAAAGATGCCCGAGC